CTCACCTTATCAGCAAGGGTAGCTATAGCCTTCAATACTTCTTGATTTTCCATAATATCTCCTTGATTTATAATTTTTGGGTGAGATCTAATTTAAACACGTCTGTAGTAATTATCAAGTAATCTATTTATAATTGTTTTCTTGACAGCGGATTCATGTTATGAAAGGGACAGAAAAAAAATGCTAATTGAGAAAGAAAATTTTATAAGCAATGAATTATGTGATTTTTTTGTAAAATATCACAATACTAATCCATATACTTTTAAACACAGAAATACAGAAACTGGATATATTTATATAATTGACTGTGACACGCAATCTGCAAAAGGAGATTTTGCTTTTAAATTTTTAATAAATAAATTAAATTTTTTTGTTGATAAAATTTTAAAAAACAGTTTTGTAGATTATGCACAAATAGTAAAATGGCCTGAAGGAGAATGGCAAGAGGAACATTTTGATTTTCAACATCAATCTCTTACATCAGTTTTAAATTTAAATGATGATTACGAAGGTGGTGAGACTGTTGTAGATGATAAAATTATAAAACCAAAGAAAGGTAAAATAATTTTATTTAATGGAACACAAACAAAACATAAAGTTTTACCAATTAGATCCGGGACAAGATATACTAATGCTACTTGGTATGTAAACAAAACAGAAGAGGATATTATTAAATGAGTATTAATTTAACTACTATAGATGAATTTTTACCTAAAGAAGAATTTAACAAAATTTATAATAACATTCCTTTTTTAGAGTGGACTTCTAGCGGAAATTACATTGAGGGTATTGATCACATATGGTATTCTAATGGTCCACTTTCTTCAGCAGATTTTTCTATATTTGAAACAGCATTAGGAAAAAAATTTAACAAAAAAATAATTAGCTGTAAGTTAAATTCATGGACGTGGGTTAATACTAAAGAGCCTATACCTCACATAGATTATGTAAAAAATGAATGCGAATATCAGCTTCTTGTTTACATTAGAAGTGATGAAAGAATAAATGGTGGAACAGCTTTTTACAGACAAGACGAGAAAGGGTATGAGATTGATATTCATGTAGGGTTTAAAGAAAACAGAGCTATTTTATTTGAATCAAAAGATTGCTTACATAGTCCATTGTTATGGAATTCTAAAAGTCCGATAGGAAGATACTCTGCAATATTTCAATTAGTAGTTGAGGATATTTAAATGATAATAGACAACAATTTTTTATCGGAAGATCAATGTAGTTATTATGTTAATAAAGCTAATAAAAATGTTGAACCATACGATTGGAGTAAAAGAGTTGTTTTTATTCATGATGATACTTCTCTTATTTCAAAAACAATTAATTATTTTAAAAAGTATAATCTTTCTTTAGAATTAGATGACATACACATACAAACATGGCCTGTAAACTCTTCAAGTAATCTACACATACATGGTGATAAATGTGATTGGGACGATGGTAGAAAAAATACAAAATACAATACTTTGATTTATTTAAATGATGATTATGAAGGTGGTGAGTTTTACACAGACAATGTTATTTTAAAACCAAAAAAAGGCACAATTACACTTTTTGATGGCACTGAAACTTATCATGGTGTAAAACCAATAGAGAAAAAAGAAAGGTACACAATTATTTTATGGTGGAAGAAATGAAAGCACAAACAACCGTATTTGGTAGGATAGTTAAAAGATATGATCTTCCTTTAGATGCTATAGATGATTTAAATAATAGATATGAAGAACGTAAAAAAGAGTTAGCTTCTTTCGGTGCAAGACTTGCAGGTAGATTAGATTCAGAAAAAGAATTTACTCATTTAATTGGTGAAACAAAAATATCTAAAAACATTGTTGATTGTATGAACGATTACGTTGAAACTTTAGAAAAAACAGGGATGTACCAAGGAACTAAAAAACTAGAAATATTAAGCTGCTGGATTAATGATATGAAAGAGGGAGAGTATAATCCACCGCACACTCATCATGATAGAACAGGATGGTCTACTGTTTTGTTTTTAAAAGTACCTGAATTTATTGATGATACGAAAGATCCTCATAAATTTAAAGATGGTAAGTTAGGTTTTATTTGGCCTGATGGTGTTGCTTGCCATTGGATGGAACCTAAAGTAGGTCAGTTTTATATTTTTGAGGCACAACACAGTCATTGTGTTATGCCTTTTAAAACTAAAATAAAAGGAGAAATAAGAAGATCTATGTCTTTTAATTTTATACAAAAACCAGGAGTAGTCAGTGATAAATAAAAAAATTACTTTTTGTGCCACAGATAAAGCTATGCTTGATATATGGCCACATCCAAAACCCGCCTCTAGATTTATTCCTGATGAATATAAAAATTTAGAAAGATTTAAAAATGATAATTATCACGAAAGTACAGTTAAAACATGTATTCCTTTTTTAGATTCTTTAACAATGGGTTACATAATACCTTTTGATCAAGATTATTTAATAGATCCTGTTGATGATGATTTTAGTGTCATGCCCGCTAATCATGAAAGTTCTGATTTTGGTTTTCATAATAGATCACAACTTCCTGAAAAATGGCATAAAGTAACAGGAGAGAATGCAGGTAAGTTTCATAACAAATGGTTAATTAAAACACCACCAGGCTATAGTTGTTTATTTATAAAACCTATGAATAGAATTGAAACAAGATTTGATGTTATATCTGGTGTGGTAGACACAGATGTTTATATTAATTTAATTAATTTTCCTTTTATTTTACACAAGAGAGATAAACAATTTATAATTAAAAAAGGAGAACCTATGGTTCAAGTAATACCATTTAAAAGAGAATCTTGGAAAGGATGGTCAGGTTTTTATTTTGAAAAACTTCACAATAAAACTTTAAAATTGGTTACAAGTGAATTTATAGATAGATACAAAAAAATGTTTTGGAAAAAGAAAGGTTATAAATGATACAGATTACAGACTACATAAAACTATATGACAATATTTTAAGTGAAGAAGATTGTGAGAATATAATTAAATCTGTCAAAGATGGTGATTTTAAAAACAGTCATGTTAATGGTGATGGGACAGGTAAAAAATTAATAGTCGATAAAACAACAAGAAATTGTTACGTAAAAGATTTAGATTTACAATATGATGGTATTGTATTTAAAGGTGTTGAAAAAGCGATAAGCAATTATCAAATAGATTTTCCTCACTTTTATATAGGGGCAAATGCTAATGATACAGGATATGAACATCTTTTATACAAGGGGTCTGAAAAAGGAACTTACACAACACACACTGATTCTTTTGACTCAGCTCCAAGATTAATAAGTATATCTATTCTTTTAAATGATAATTTTGATGGAGGTAACTTTTGTTTTTTTGATGAACACATACTTGAGAAAAAAATTGGAAGTGCAGTTGTTTTTCCAAGTAACTTTTGTTTTCCTCATTCTGTTCTTCCAGTTTCCAATGGTGATAGACACGCAATAATAACATGGCTACGTTAGAAAAAGATAAATATCAATATGTAAAAGGCATGTTGTCTGCCGACATGGTTGAATATTTAACTTCATGGAGTTTAAAAAATTTTACAGCAGGGGATGATCAAGTACCTCTTTCCTCTTCTCATCACTCAAGAAACTCAGAACTATTTAATCATTTAATTCATTACTTGCTTCCTATTATGGAAAAAGAAACAAAATTAAAATTAAAGCCAATATATTCTTATAACAGAATTTATATAGGTGGTGCGGAACTTAAAAAACATACAGATAGAGATGCATGTGAAATAAGTGCATCAATAACTTTAAAATATTTTTATAAAGACAAGAATTACAAATGGCCTTTGTGTATGGGAGACACACCTGTAATTATAAATTCAGGGGATGGTGTTATATATAAAGGATGTGAAATACCTCATTGGAGACCTGTTTTTAATCAACCAAAAGAATATTGGCATCACCAATTATTTATTCATTATGTTGATGTAAATGGTCCTAATAAAGATTTAAAAGAAGAAATAGATTAAGACTGATAGTCTGTCCAGTCTTGAGTATCAGTAGCGGTTCCATCAGTTATAGCAGTTTGATAAGCAGTTTCAGTCAGCTTCTACTTGACTGTATNTTGTTGTTGCCCAATCTAATAATGCTTGTACTGTTGTAGATCCAACTGCATCACTTGCAGCACTTAATGCTGTATTACCTGTCATATCACCAGTGCTAGGATCATAATTTTGAATTTCATTTGCTCCAATTAAATTGTTCCAAATAACTGCATGAACAGTGTTAGGTATAGCTGGCATGTTAGGACCACTTGGTCCGTTTAAATCTGCCCATGGTAATGAAAAAAATCCACCTGTATCTGTAGTCATATCAAACTGATCATTTTGAAGAATTACTATTTGTGTTACTGCCATTTTTATCTCCTAATGCTTTATAATATAGTTAACCACCACAAAAGGTGAGAATGAATTTGTACCTGCCGCTGTAACAGATCCAGTTAAACTTGTTGTAATATTACCAGTTAAAGCACCTGATAAAGTATGAGAATGGTTATGACCTGTTCCCGATCCTTGTGGTTCATGTGTTCCTGAAGGATTGTTATATTGAAGCGTTCCAACCTCACCTGGGCCCCTTTGAGGTTGACCAGGGTTTGGTGCGTGTACTCCAGTTACGTTTCCTGCAGGGTGTGGTTGACCACCACTTATTCCTTTATGAGTGTGGTTAGGTAATTGAGCTGTAGTCAAACTTGTGTTTGAAATACTTCCTGTCACTGAAACAGTTTGGTTTGTAGCATTTGTAGCAGCTTGGTTATTTGTTACAGCAACTGTAACTGTATTTGCACCACCAGTACCTGCTAAGTTATAAGTATTGCCATCATAACCTTGTGGCATTTTACCTTGTAATTGAGGAACGTTAAAAGTTGTTGATCCATTTCCTGCACCATAAGTTGTAGAAACTACGGCAAATAAATCGGCATAATCTGTTCTAGAAACTGCCGCACCATCACATAATAAATAACCTGCGGGAGCTGTTGCTTTTGTCCAAGGCTTAATAGCCCCTACTTCACTTCTGTTTACTATATCTTGTAAGTTAGCCATTAGTCGTTATATTTCAACCTCCATCCATTGTCCGCGTTTACATAAACGAGAGCAATGCCCGCACCATTAGTGCTAATTACTAGATCTGATGTAGCTCCTTGTATCTTCTGTGAGTTACGACCTACTGTTAAATTGTTTGTACCGAATGTACCTTCAGCATCAATAATTTTTACTTGATTTCCAATTGAAGGAGAAGCAGGTAAAGTTACTGTAAAAGCAGTACCAGATGTATCACAAAAAAGATTGTCTCCATCTGATGCTGTGTAAGTCCCAGTTTTAATTTGCCAAGCTTCACCTAAACCAGCTAAAGAAAAAATATCATACCAGTTAGTTCCGTCAGTAGCTAATAATCTATATTTACCATTTACAACAGTTACAGTATTTCCTGAGGCACCTAATCTAGCAGAAATATCAGCGCCACCACTAATGTTATTATAAATACCAACAGTTTTCTGTGTAGCTGGAAATTGTAAAGTGTGTGTTGTAGAAACTGTTCCTGTTAAAATTAATTGATTTTGTCTAGCTTCGTTGTTTGCTTGAGATTGTGGACCATCGCCGTTTGTTAGCGTAGTTGAAGTTCCTGTCGTAATTGCTTTAGAATAGACACCAGCAATAGCAAATTCAAAAACTTGAGAGAAATTGTTATTCGTAATAGTACCCCAGGTACCCGAATTCTCTCCTGATGTTTGTAGCTCTATTCGTAAGCCAGTTGAATAAGTTGAACTCATTTAATCTCCTAATAAAGTTTTAGTTATTATTTNAAAGTTTGTCAAAACTTTTTTTATGCNGCTTGNTGAACTTCTGTCCAACTTATNNCNGAGTTAGANTCATCTACANCNGACCAGAANGTTCCTTGTAAATTCCCTGTATTACTT